GTGAAAGGCCGGCGGCCGACCGTCCTCGGCTTAGCTTCGGGAGTGAAGACGGAAATACCTACTCCCCCCACCTGGCAAGAGCCGCTGGCCGCCTATCTGGACTGGCTCACCGCCGCCCGACGCTCCGAAGGAACGATCTACCAGCACAGCTACCACCTCCGCCGGTTCGCGCACACCTCCACCTATCCGCCGTGGCCCGTGACCGTCGAGCAGCTGGCCCGTTACATGGCGACTCTGAATCACCTCAAGGCGTCCCCCCGGCGCACAGCCCGGCAGGTGTTGCGCGGTTTCTACGCGTGGGGCCAGGTAGTCGGCCGGTGGCCGATGAATCCCGCGCTGCACCTGCCGGCCATCCGCGGGGACGTTAGCGTCCCCCGGCCGGCGCCTGAGCATTCCGTACGGGTGGGCCTGCACAACCGGGAGGCCCGAACCCGCCTCATGGTGCAGCTGGCGGCGCGCGCCGGCCTCCGCTGCCGTGAGGTGTGCCAGGTCGCACGGGAAGACGTGGTGGACGACTTCGTGGGGTTCTCGCTGCTCGTGCGCGGGAAAGGCGACAAACAGCGCATGGTGCCGATCCCGGCCGAGCTGGCCTACGCCATCCGCGATTGCCCGCCGGGCTACCTGTTCCCCGGCCAGATCGCCGGGCACCTGTCGCCGGCGCGAGTGTCCGAACTAATCAGCGAGGCACTGCCGCCTGGCGTCACCGCGCACATGCTCCGCCACCGATACGGCACGCGGGCCTACCAGCAGGGCGGCCGCGACATTCGTGCGGTCCAGCGACTGCTGGGTCACGCGAACATCACGACCACTCAGGGCTACGTCGATGTGGCTGACGATGCGGTACGCCTCGCGGCGATGGCCGCCGCGGGTTGAGAGGAAACCCACTACGCACGCCGGCGAGCTCGACGGGGTGCGTAGTGGGATACCTCTAGCGTGGGACGTTCACGGACGCGAGGGTGGCGGCCGGCGTTCCCAGGATGGTGGCGCCCAGGCCGAGCCACAGCGCCACTTCCTCGGCGGTGGCCAGGCCGTAGAACACCACCAGGGGGCCTGCGGCTGCGATGGCCCGGAACGCCCACCGGCGTACGTCAGGGCTGGGAATCCACCGGTTCGGTGTCGTCGTGGGGTACAGCGCTTTGGCTTCGGCGCGTGTGCGGGGGGTGCGGTTGGGCACGGGGTGTCTCCCTGGGGTTGATTGTGTCTTCGAGGCCGTCGAGGCGGTCGTCTGTCTCGGCTTGCTGGCGCATCAGCCAGGCCACGTCCCGCTGGACCGTCACGAGCAATTCGTATATCCGCCGCGAGATGCCTTTGTTTTCGTCGTGCTTCGTGTCCAGGTCGTCGCGGAGGTTCAGCGGCGTGCCGTCCGGTTTGCGGTGATCGTTGGCCACCTGGGCCTCGATCGCGCGCAACCGGGTGAGCATCAGCCCGCCGATCGTGCCGACCACGGCCACCAGCACACTGGCGATAGCCGTGATCAGCGCGATCGTCACGCCTTCGGTCACGTCACAGGCGCGGTCCAGGCGGCCGCCCACGTCTGCGGGCCGATCTTCCGGTCAGCATCCAAGCCCTTTTCGCGCTGGAACGCCTCCGCCACGTCGCCGGTCTGATCGCCGTAGAGACCGTCCGGGTCGATTTTCCACCCGCGGTCTTTCATCCGCTGTTGCCAGGCGCGGAGGCTCTCCCGGTGGCTGAAGTACCCCGACACCGACTGAGCCGGCCCGGAGCGGGGCCCGAAGTAGGAGCCGGCCGGCAGCGGGAAAGCCGGCGCCGGCGCGGTGGGCACCCCGGCGGAGCGCTCCACCCGTGCGGCGATCCACGCCACCGGGTCGACGGTCTTAACCAGCTTCCCGCCCTTCCAGTACCGGATTTCGGTGTGGTCACAGTTCCCCTGGGCGTTCCCGGAGTCGCCCACGGCGCCGAGGTCATGGCCCTCCCCCACCACCTGGCCGCGGCGCACGTTCAGGCTGTCCAGGTGCATCCGCACGATGGTGACCGTGCATCCGTCCTCCAGTCCGGGCACGTCGATCGCCACGCCGTAGCCTGCGTCGGCGTTCATCCAGCCGGCCTGAGTGACCGTCCCGGACGTGATCGCTTTCGCGCGGGGGTATCCGAGGAAGTCGGTTCCGGCGTGCTTGCGGCCGCCGGGCCGGGGAACGCCGTAGGCGCCGCTGGCGGCGTAGGCGGGTCGAGTCTTTGTCCCGTTGGGCCAGAGAGTCATGTTTGTGTTCCTTTCGTGGAGGGTTTCAGGAGTTGCCGGCAGGGGCGCCGACGAACCGGATCGAGAACTGGCCGGTGGACATGACCGTCCCGTTGGCGCCCGGCGCCAGCTGGAGCGGGCCGCCGGCGGCGACCCGGTAGGACAGTTCCGTGCCGGCGTTCAACCGCACGCCCTGAGCGCTGAGGGCCGACATAAGCCCGTAGTTCGCGTGCAGGACATTCATTTGCTGGTCGATCACGTCGGGGCCGGCCATCAGGTACGCCGCGAACGCTCCCGACCCGACCTGGACGGAGACATGGCACGCCACGTCATAGATGCCCGCGCGGGTGACCGTGATGACGCCGCCGGCGTGGGTGAAGTAGTCGGCGCCGCCGCGGCGGACGGAGCGCCCCGTTCCCGCCGGCGCCCACGCGGTGAACGTCTGCCCGGCGCCCACCGTCTGGCCGCCAGAGGGCACCAGGCGGATATCCGGCAGTGAGCCGGCCACCGGATACCAGCCGGCCGGGGTGGCGCCGGCGGGGTTCGTGGTGGCGTTGTAGGTGGCGTAATACTGCTCCGTCCAGCCCTTGTCTGTGCGGATGGTCTGCGCGCCACGGCGTTGCAGGGTCATCCGGGCCGCTTCGGTGCCGGGGACACCCCAGAATTCATCGCGGGCCAGCGCGGAGGCGGCGACCATGACCGGGGCCGGCGTCGCTGGCGGGATCAGCGCGGCCGCCAGGGTGGCCTCCACGTCCGCCGCGAACTGGGTGAGTTCCGCGCCGAGGTTGACCACTTTGGTGGCGCCGTCCGGGTGGTGGATGCCGTAAAGGGGGGTGATGCCGCTCATGCGGAGAGTCCAATCGTGACGTAGCCGAGGTCGGCCAGCGTGATATCCGGGTCGAAGTCCTCAAGCGCCACCGTGGGGTTGGTGACCAACTGGGAGAGGGTGAGGGTGGAGGGCGTGCCCGGCCCGGTTGCGCACACGGTGACTGTGTGCCGCCACCCGTCGTCGTAGGTGAGGGTGCCGCCGATGATCTGGAACTGAGGGCCGGCGCCGGCTATCCCGTTGAACACGGACCCGGCGAAATACAGCGGCACCCCCGGCGCCACCGGCCGGTAGATCAGGTCTTCTAGGTCTGCCGGCAGCGGCACCCGGTCGGCGTCGAAGCTCAGCGCGGGCATGGCCAGCTGGCCATTCAGTTTGTTGACGATGGCCACCACCTGATCGCGCAGCCACCCCGGGAACCGGTTGAACCGGTCCACTGATCCGGGCACATACTCCCCGGGATCGAACGTCATGAACTGCGTTGCGATCTTCAGCACCCGCCGGGTGCGGGCGTCGTATCGGGCCGTTCGGCCCTCCGTGAACCCGTCGACATAGATCGTGCGTTTTTGGGCGCCGGCGGACAGGTTTGGATCCTTCCCGTACCAGACATAGGAGACCTGCACGGCATCGATCGCGGTGTCGACGGTGGAGTCCAGGTGGTAACCGTCCACGCCGACCCGGGATGCCGGCACCACCTCCCCGGTGGGAAGGTCGAGCTTCACCACGCCGCTGGCGAGGGCTAGGTGGGCGGTCGATGAGGTGGTGAAGCTCACCAGGCGCACCATGTCGGTGGCGGGGTCATAGGCGGCCATCCCCAGCGGCTGGCCGCGGTAGGCCTGCTGGATCAACTCGAGCGCGGTTCGCGCGTCGGCGGCCAGCTGGCCGCTCATGCTCCGCCCGATGTTTGGATCAGCCTCTGGCACGGGGTCGAGCCCGGAAACGATGCCGCTCACGCCCAGCGAGAAGATACGGGCCAGCCGGGTAGGCACGCCGATCTCGCCCCAGCCGCCGGCGCCCTCCCGCATCCCGTCTGTGGCGTCACCGGGGAAGATGGCCATACTGAGCGCGGCCAGGGGGTCCACCGCGGTGATGGTCACTACCCACACCGTTTCGTTGGCCTGGGCGTGGGGGTTGAACACGCGACGCCGGCGGGCGGTGGGCTTGCTGATCGACCCGCGGAACATGACCCGGGCCGGGTCCACCATCTCCACGGTGACCGGCTGCCCGATCCGTGCCTGTTCAGAGATGAACGCGCCGGTGCGGTCGATGATGGTGGCCGTGAGCACCGATGGCTCTGGGTCGTCATAGGGGCGGGTGCGACCCCACCGGATCGCTATGCCGTCCGCCGCCACCAGGGAGCTACCGTCCCACTCCGAGGGCAGCAGCACCCCGCCGATGCGGAGCCGCGCGCCGGCGGTCATCCGCCCACCACCGCGGCGGGTCGGCGGCCGTTGGCTTTGTCGCTGTCCTCCAGCACCTTGCGAATCTCCCGGGCGGTGGCTTCGGGGTCGGTCACCAGTCCGTTGAAGTTCACCGTCACGTTGGTCACCCCGCCGGCGCCCGCGGCCCGGGAGGCGGGGCCGCCGGCGTCGGAGGCGGCGAGGCCGGCCGTGGTGGTGCTGGCCGTGACGGTCGGTTGTGCGAACCCGGCGGCGGCTTCGTCCGCGGTGAACGCCATTCGCGCGGTCATCATCTGCGGCATCGCCGGTTCCTCCACGACCATGCGCGCCGAGACCGTCCGGTTACCCATCCCCAGGAGGTCTTTAATCCATCCGGGGGTGAGGTCTACGGCGAGTTTCTTGAACCACTTCCACGCCTTCTCCAGCCAGTTGACGACCGACTTCCAGACCCGTTCGGTGGTGGTGCGGATCAGTTCCCAGTTCTGCACCAGGAGCACCACCCCGGCGATGATCAGGGCGATGGCGGCGACGATGGCCAGCACAATCCAGGTGATCGGGGACGCCAGCCACGCGGCGTTGCTTGCCCACTGCGCGGCGGTCTGGATCGCCTGCACGGCGGCAAACGCCTTCATGGCGCCATTGATCACCAGGATGCCGGCGGCGAGGATGCCGATGCCGCCGGCGAAGATCATCACAACTTCGCTGTTCTCCCCGACCCACGCGGCGAGGTCGGCCAGGATCAGGGCGCCCTGACTCATCAGCGGGAGAAGGTGTTCCCCGAGGGTGGCCACGGCGTTGTCCCAGCCGGCCTGTGCGCGCTGCTGCTGCCCGGCGGCGGTGTCCGCTTCCCGGCCGAACTGCCCGGTGGCGTCGGCGGTCTGCTTCGTCAGGAGCGACAGGGTGGCTTGCAGGGAGGCGTTCTTATCGCCGGATTTGTACAGGTCTTCCAGCCCGAGCGCGGCGGCCTCGGCGGCCACATCGGCTTCCTTGATCGATACGCCGTAACGCTCGATCGGGTCGCGCTCACCGCGCAGGAGCGAGGACAGCGCGGCCACAGCGTCCGCGGTTGTGCCGCCGAACGTCGCGGACAGGTCGGCGCCCAGGCCGATCATCCACTCTGTCTTGTCGGCGGTCTCGTCAATGTCAATGCCCATGTTCTTCAGCGAGGCGCCGAGCACGGAGGCGAGTTGGTTGTATGACGATGCCGACAGACCCACAGCCGCGTCCGCTTTGTCGGCCAGGGCCGTGATCTGATCGGCCGCCGAGCCGAACACGGAGCCGACCGCGCCGGCGGCCTGCTCCGCTTCGGAGGCCGCGTTACCGGCGGCCACCCCGGCGGCCGCGAGGCCGGCCAGCGCGGCCACCGAGGCGGCAGAGGCTTTATCCATGGTCTTTTCCATGCCGCCGGCTTTGCCCTCCACGCGCTCCAGCGACGTGACAGCTTCGGTCGCGTCACCGATGATGCGGATGGCCAGAATGGCGGTCTTACCCACGGGATTCCTCTATCTGTTCGAGCAGGTGAACTGCGGTGGCGTAGTCCTCTAGCTGGGGTCGGTCTTCCCCGCGCCAGAGCCACGGCGCGACTTTGAAGCGGAGGCCGAGGACGACGGAGAGCCGGTGGAGGCTTCCGTCTGGCCACGTTCCCCCAGGCCGTCAACCTCCTCCACGTCGTCGTCGCCGGCGTCGTCGGGGTCGATGCCCTCCACGTCCAGCGCTGCGGTGTCGCCGGTGGTGAATTCCTCCCACGACAGCGCCGTCTGGCCGGTGCGGTGCGCGGCCGACCACGCCAGGAACGGTTCGAGCTTCAGCGCGTTGTCCTTCAGCGACCCCCAGCCCTTGTTCTTGCGGAGGGTGGTTTCGAACCGGAGGCGGTCCTCCAGGGTGGGCTGGACGGTGATGGTGTCACCGTTGGCCAGGGTGATGCGGAACGGGCGTGCAGCCATGATCAGATTCCTTCGACTTTCGACAGGGCGCCGTCGATGTACCGGAGGTACAGCGGCAGCCAGGTGGATTCGGATTGAGTCGCGCCATCGGACGCGAACGGGTTGGGCTTGATCCCCCGGGCCTTCCAGCCCCAGTGAATGGGGCCGGCGTACCGGACTTTGGTGTTGTTACCGACGCGGAGCACGCCGGCGGTCTTGGTGCCGGATGCGCGGATAGTGACCGCCAGCCGGCCGGTGACTTCCGGGGCCAGCTGGCGAGCACGTCCCGCGGCGATCGTGGCGGCCTGGCTGTGTACCGTCTTCAGGTCGGTGAGGTCATCACCGGCGGCCCGCAACCCCTTACGGAGTTGCCGGCCTCCCTCCAGCCGATACCCAGCGACAGGCATCAGACGATTTCGCCCACGGTCGGAGCGCCGCTGAGCGGGAAGGAGAAATCATTGGTGTTCTTCTTCTTCACGTCACCGCCGATCGCGATGGGACGGATCTTCACGGTGCCGGAGTAGTCCGCCCCGCCCTCGTTGTTCGGCGTCCACACGAACGGCAGTTCCTGGCCCGCGTTGGCAAGACAGAAGTTCTGGAGGCTGTCGTAGTCGAAGTCGTCCACCAGGGTGCCGTCCAGCGTCCAGGTGGTCGTGTCCTCCCCCGACAGGTTCGAGCCGTCCAGCATCGGCATGGGGTCCTCGCTGGAGGTGTTCGGGGTGAGGGCGGTCTTCGTCAGATCGCCGGCCCACTCGCGGGCGGTGGCGGTCGCGCCGATCTTGAGCGATCCGGGGCCGAGGGTGCGAGCCATATCAGTTGTCTCCTTCGTCGGGGTGTTCGGGGTCAGGGTTGTCGGCGGCCGCGCACATCGCACAGATGCCGGTCGGGACGAACGGGTCTACGTCGATGGGGGCGTGGCCGCCGGCGTCGAGGTCGTGGGGGTCGGTCATGCGGGGATGCTCCCTACTGGTGTGCCGGGAAGGACGGTCGGCCACGGGTCCAGGGTCGTGAAACTCATGGACAGGCTGGTCGCGTGGAGGGCGTACCCGGTGAGAATGCTGACCACGCCGCTGGGGGTCGAAACCGACCCGTACACCGGGGGGTTCGTGCTCACGGCCGGGCGCGCGATCACGGGAACGATCCGGGAGGGAGCGAACCCGGCGCCGAGGGTGTAAATCGACTGGCCAGCACCCGCCACGAGGTTGATCCCGTTCAGTTCCACCAGGCCGCCCACGCGCCGCACGCGGAGCGAGCCCGTCCACCCGTTCTCTAGCGCCACCTCACGCCAGCCGGTGTCGCCGTAGATCAGTTGTTCCCGACCGTTGAGGCTGTCCCAGGCGTATATGGCGCGGCCGGCAGTTTGGTCGACCCGTTGGCCGGCGACGAACCACCAGGCCGACCAGGTGGTCCCGGCGAGCTTCCGGACCCATTCCCCCGTGGTTACCCCGGTGCTGGGGGTGTACCGCTGGAGCACTTCCGTGGCCGACACGGCTACTACCGACACCGTGCCGCGGAGGGCGATGGGGTAGTTTCGGGCGGTCGTGGCGCGGGTGCCGTTCGGCTGGATGTAGACCCCAGCGACCGTCACCGCGTTCAGGTCGGTCGTTCCCAGGTCGATGCCCGCGGGCATCAGCTGCCGTTCGACGCCGGCGATTTCGTCCCAGGTGTATATGCCCGCGCCCGGCTGGCCGGCGGGGCTGTCGATGCGCTGGGAGGCCACGAACCGCCAGGCATTCCACCCGGTGCCCGTTCCGGTGCCGCCGTTGCGGCGGCGTATGAACATGCCGGCGCCGGGGGCGCCGTTCCCGAATGGGGTGAATCGCTGGATCACGGAGGCGACGTTGACCACGTTGAACACTTCGAGGATGCCGGCGGAGTACCCGGCGGGCAGCCCTGGGGAGGCAGCGCCAGCGGTGGCGCTCACGCGGTACACCCCGGGCGTGGTGGCTTCGTTTACGTCCATGCCGGCGCCGGGCACCACGGTGCCGGAGAACTGGCCAGTGAGGGCAAGGTTCGCGGCGGCCTGCGCGGCGATCCGGTCAGCGTCGGCGTCGGCGGCCGCGGTCTGCGCGGCGATCCGGTCAGCGTCGGCGTCCGCGGCCGCGGTAGTCGCGGCCACGGCGGCGCCGCCGGCGAGGGTGGCCGCGGTCTCGGCGCCGGCGTGCGCGGTCGCGGCCGCGCTGGCGGAGAAGTCGGCCTGAGAGGCGGCCTGTTCCGCGCCAGTGCGGGCAAGGGTGGCGGCGGCGGCCTCGGCGGCGGCATCATCGGCGGAGGCGTCGGCGTCGTTCGCGTGGCCTAGGGCAGTGGCGGCCGAGGCGCCGGCCTGGAACGCCGAGGTGCCGGCAGCTGCGGCCCGTTCGGCCGCCTCATCTGCCAGCTGGGCCACTTCGATCAGCGCGGCCAGCCACGCCGCGGTCGCGCCGGCCGAGGGCTGGAACGTCATGGGGTCCACGTCGATCAGGTCGGCAAAGTCGACCGGGCCGCCGGCGGGGATGGCGGTGTACCGGTAGATCGGTCGCAGGTTGGCGATCCCGCGGGCCACGATCGTCCAGCGGATGCAGTACCGGCCATCGGTGGGCGGCACGTCGATGGCTGCCGAGAGGTTGCCCGCGTCGATCTGCACCTGGGCGGGGAAGGTGACGGCGGGACCGTCCAGCAGCACCGCCGGCGCCCGGCCGGCCCAGCGCTGAAGCTTGACGATGGCGCCGCTGGCCGGTACGGGGGCCGGCAGAGCGTCGATGAATCCACGGAGGTTGATCAGGGTCACGGCGTCAGTCCAGATCGTTCAGGGTGAGGGTGTACGCCGGCAGCGGCGCCGCCAGGCGTTCGTCGGCGTACCCGCCCGGCTCACCGCGGTTCAGGTTGATCTGACCGGCGACGAGGGCTTCCACGATGGTGTCGAGCCGATCCCAGGCCACCAGGTAGTTATCCGCGGGGCCGGCGATGACGTGCACTTCGTAGATCGCGGCAGGAGCGCCATAGCCGGCCGAAAAGTCCAGCTTTGGCGCGGCCACCACCACGATGCCGTCGCGGGCGCCCGAGGCGATCAGGCCGGCGTCCAGGGTGGCCGTCACTGCCTGCAGGCCGGCGGCGTCGAGCGCGGCGCGGAGGTCGTCCACGATTTCATGGGCTTTGGCGATCCGGGGCGAGGCCATCACAGCCCCATCACCAGGTAGCGGCGGAGCAGCGGGTACGCCGCGGTCATCGGGTCGCGGTTGAGGCGGAAGGGCTGGGGCTCGACGCTGCCGAACGTGGCCACCCCGTTTCGGCTGGCTTTGCGGTAGTACAGGTCGGCGCCGACTTCGAGCACGGCGCGCGCCACCACCGACTCAGGAACCTGGAAGGGGTTGGCCTCGCCGCCGATGAAGTCGTTCACCATCTGCTGGGCCACCTCCCCCGACTCCTGGGCGAAGGGTGCATCCGCACCGACCGCCTGGACGTACCAGTCCAGGACGGTGGTGGCGGGCGTCGTGTCGTCGGCCATGATTACGCGGCCGCTCCGGTGACGCGGACAGCCTGGATCGCGTCGGGGAACTGCGACGCGGCCGCGAGGTAGCCGTACTGCGAGACCTTCTCGGTGAGGTTGACCACCTCGGCGTCCTGGAGGCGGAACGGGGCGCCCGGGGACTCCCACGCGGTCACGCCCAGCTTGCTGTCGAACTCCACCGTGTTGGGCACCGCGCCCGGGAGGATTTCGAACTGGACGCTGGCCAGGTCACCCTTCACGGCGCGCAGGTCGAGCTCCCCCACCTGGTTCATCCCGGTGCCCCACACGCGCATAAGGCTGTTTCCGTTGGTGTCCTCCAGGCGGATGAGGCGCTTGAACACGTCGACCGACACCAGCGCGCCGTCCAGGGTGTATCCCTTGTCGTCGAACAGCATCGACGCATCGACCACGAGGTCGAGCCACGCGTACGCGTTGGCGTTCGCGGCGATCGTCAGCGGGGCGGTGGTGGCGCCGCCGGCCACCTTGGCGGCGATGATCTGCTTGAGCAGATCGCGGATGACCTGTTCCGTGGCACGGGCGTACTCCAGCACCATGGCGGTGTTGGCCGTGGACAGGTAGGCCGCGGAGCCGCGGTCGATCTGCTGGCGTGTCAGTTCGGTCCAGCCGCCGTAGGTCTCCACCGGGGTGGTGGCCGACTTGAGCTTGATCTTCCCCTTCACCAGGTCGGCGCCCTGGGTCTCCTGCTTCGCCACCGCGATGCTGTTGGTCTCCAGCTGGAGGTACTCGAGAGTCATCCCCTCATCCGGCAGCGGCAGGAGGTCGAACCGGCCGAGGATGCGGCGGGTGCGGGTGATCAGGTGGATGGCCGAGCGAACCCAGGTGTTGGGCTGCTTGTCGTCGGCGGTCGTGGAGCCGTCGTACGCGGCCATCCGCTCGTAGAACGACATGGCCTGCTCGGACCCGCCGACGAGATCCTTCAGGAACGCGCCGAACGACGGCCAGGTGGGGTCGGCCGATGCCGCGGTGCCGGTGCTGATCGCGGCCAGGCGGGACTCCAGCACGCGGTTCTGGGCCTCGCCGTGTTCCTGGAGCGCGAGGTCGAGAACCTCGCGGGTGAGGGTTTCGGGCATGGTGTTTTCCTTTCGGTTCGCGGCCAGGGCGGCCACCGGAACGGGTGCGGATGCCGCGGCGCGGCCCGCGTGGGCGTACATGGACAGGTCGAACAGATTCGAGGCCGGCGCGTCGTCGTCGTCGGCGGTGTCGGAGTCGGTGCGGTCGGCCAGGCCGGCGGCGACCGCCTCGGCGGCGCTGTACCAGGTCTCCGCCTTCATCAGCGCCCGCCAGTCGCCGGCCTCCCCGCCGGCCTTCGCGGCGTACATCGCGGCGATGTTGTCGCTGATCCGGTCCAGGTCGTCGGCGGCGGTTCGCATGTCCTCGGCGTTGCCGATCGACAGCCCCCACGCCTCATGGATCATCAGTTCGGCGTTCTCGCCCATGATCACCTCATCGCCGGCGCAGGCGATGAACGAGGCGGCCGAGGCGGCCAGCCCGTCGACGTTGACCACCACGCGGGCCGAGTGCTGGCGTAGCGCGTTGCGGATGGCGATGCCGTCGTACACGTTGCCGCCGGGCGAGTTCACGTAGACGTTCAGCGTGTCAGCGTCGATCGCGCGGATGGCGGGCACCATGTCGGCGGCGTCGATGCCGCCCCAGTAGCCGCCGATGATCCCGTACAGGTGCAGGGATGCGGTGCGGGTGTCGTCGTCGCGCTCGATGTTCCAGGTGGAGGTGGTGCGGGCGGCGACGGCGGCGAACCGGTCGCGGCCGGCGGGGAAGTCAGGCACGGGCGGTCTCCTTGGGGGTGGTCTGGCGGCGGGTGTCAAGCTCGGTGCGCTGGGCGTCGGTGAGCGGCGCCATGCTCTCCAGGGCGCGCACCTCATCGACGGTGGCCCAGCCCTTCTTCGGGTCCAGGCTCATGCCGTGGGCTTCGTACCGGGTTTTGGTGTCGGTGCGGAGCAGGGCGTCGATCTTGAAACGGGCGGTTTGCTTGCCGGGCAGGAGCCGGGTGAACGCCTGTTCGATTTCGCGGAGCGGCTTCATCAGGCTGAATCGGACGTATCCGATCCACTCCTGTTCCACGTTGCTGTAGGTCTCCGAGTTGCCTTCGACGGCCACCAGCATCACCGATGCCGGCGCCCCGATCAGGCGGGCCATCTGGATGGTGCTGTACTGCTGGGTCTCCAGGAACTGCACATCCGAGGGCTTGAGCAGGATCGGCGCGTACGACAGCCCCTTGCCGAGCACACGGAGGCGTTCGCCCAGCTTCGCGGGGTCGGTGGCGTCGCGCTCGGTGCCGTCCTGGTTGCGGCCGAACCACACGTTCCGGTAACGGTCGGCATCGCCGGGGGCCAGTTCCTGATCGGTCGACAGCACCCCATCGGGCATGTTCGAGTCCGATAGCCACATGGCGCCGTAGTCGCGGGCATCGAGCGCGCCGCGTACTTCGATCTGGGCGGCCTGGATCGGTCCTAGGCCGCGCTCCAGGCCGGGCACCCGGAGCAGCTTCATGTGGGCGATGTCGTCGCCGGTGAGCTTTTCCGACCGCCACCCGTAGCTGATCGTCTTCCGGCCGAACGCGTCGTGCTCGACGTGCACCGCCACCTCATTGGGGTCCAGCGCCACGAGGTTGACTACCTGGCCGGTGGGGTTGCGGTAGACGCGCCAGAACGCGTTGCCATCGGTGTACAGCGACACCACGGTGTACTCAATGAACGCCGACTGGCTCTCATCGATGTTGGGCTGGCGGACGATGGCCGGCAGTTCGGGGAGCACCTCGCCGTCACGTTCGACGGAGAGGGAAAGCTGGCAAGCGGCCGTGGCGTGAATCTGTACGCCACGGTAGAAGGTTGAGAGGGAGAGTGCGCGTTCAACGGTCACGGCCGCTTGCCGGTGTCGCTTTGAGGGCACGGGGGCGCCGTTGGCGGCGGTTTCGGTCTCCCCGGCATAGGCCAGGAACCGGGTTACCGCCTCGCGGGCGTTGCTCCAAAACGACATAGCCAGGAGCGTGCCGCCCACCGCCGGCGGGAGCCAACGTTGGCGACCGTTGGCGACCACTCGCGGCCGGTGGTGACCGTTCGTGACCGTTCGTGACCGGCGTTCAGCCCAGCTGGAACGCCCGCACGGCCGGGAGGTGGTGGATGCCGTAGGCGCCGAGGTTGGCCGACTCCAGAGCGCTGATCGAGCCCACCGACGCGCGCCGGCCGAACAGCCAGGTGCCGTCGCCATGGAATCGCTTTGTGGCCAGTTCCGCGGCGGCGTCGAGCTTCTCGTGCGGGCGGTAGCGCCAGGTGGGGCCGGCGGGGTTGCTGATCCCGGAGACGGTGCCCTGGGTCGCGGCGATCACGTCGCCGGTGGTCACCGGGATGAGATCGAACCCTGCGCGCTCCGCTTCGTCGTGCAGCGCCGCGGAGGGGCCGGCGGGGTCGATGATGAATCCGGCCGTGGGGTACTTCTCGCGTAGCTCCAGGAGCTTGGCCAGGGCGCCGTAGGTGGCCGGCATCCATCCGCCGTTGACCACCGCGGACAGGGTGCCCGGGCCGTGCAGCTGGGTCGCGGTGATCGTGGTGTCGACGCCATCGACACCGACCGCGGCGGCGAAACAGACCCGGCCCGGCGCCGGCGGGGTGTCCTCCCGGAACGCGGCCGCGCGCCACGGTTCCAGGGGGATGACCCGTTCACTGGCGCCGGTGCGGCGGTTGCCGTAGGCGCGGGCGAATTCTCCAGGCGAGTCAGCGAACTGCGCCCGGAATCCGTCCAGGGCCTCCCGGGTGAACAGGAACCCACCGCCGGGGTGCCGGCGGAACACGGTGTCCAGGTCGTCGGGGTCTTCGTCGGGGAACAATCCCCAGTCGAATATGGCCATGGTGGGAGGGATATCCTCGCTGCGGCATTCCTCCAGGAGCGCGTTCAGCGCGGTGGATTCCACCGTCCCTTCCGTCGACCAAATCCACGTCTGCGGCCGCTGCCCGGTGACCTTCTCGCGGGTGGTCTGGGTCGGGCTGAACGACTGCCTGAGGACGGCGTATTGCTGCGCGGTCCAGTACCAGAATTCATCCAGGCTCGTGCGGTCGGACTGTTTGCCGTCTAGGGCGCCCTCCACCGGCGCGAACGGGCGGAATTTCGAGCCGTTGACGAATCCGAGCGCGGCCGACCCGTTGGAGCGGCGCACGTTCGGCGCCAGCTGGCGGATCGCGGACCCCTCCCACAGTTCGGCCATCTCCAGGAACTTTTCGGTGGCGTGCTGGCCGCTCTGCGCGGTGTACCAGGTGCGCCGGCGCGGACCCATCAGGGCATTCTGGATCGAGCCGGCGAGGTCCAGGGTGGTCTTTCCGGCCTGGCGGGGAACGGTGACCACAACGGTGGTGTACACGAATCGGCCGAACGCGTCGACTTCCAGCGCCACGTCCACCACATAGCGTTGCCACGGCAGGAGCGGCTGCCCCATCTCGGCCGCGATCGCGGCGACCTTCGGCCCGTGGGTGGCCCGGTCATAGTTCCGGGGCGTCACCTTCCGCGGGGGCGTCAAATTGGGCGGGAGCGTTGAAAGCATCGATCAGCCGTCGCGTTTCTGGGGTCAGGTGGGAGTCATCAGGGGCGGCGTCGGCGTCGGCGGCGGGGTCCAGCTGCTGCATCATCGCGAACAGCTGCGCGGCCTCATTGGCCACGGCGCGCCCCTTCGTGTTTCCCCGGTCAATGCTGATCGCCAGCGATATGGCCAGCTGTTTGATCGTGCGCCGCACCCCGGTGAGGGGGATATCCGCCTCAATCTCGGCAATGGCCTGCCGTGTCTCCGATTCGGTCGGACCCTGCCCGAAACTGCCGTAAATCGGGCCGTTTTGGCCGGCGTTTTCCATCCCCGGGAGGGTGGCGAGAGCTTCGCTCATGGGGCCGGCTCACTTTCTTTTTCTGGGTTGACCTGGGGGGATGGGGGCGGTGGTCACGGGGCTTCCGCGGCCGTCGCTGTCGGAAAAACGGCGGTCACCAATCCGGCGACGATGAGGACTCGAGTTGCTTCGTGACACTCACGTCGACAGCGGCGGCGTAGGCATCGGTGGCCGGCTGCATCAACGTGGACAGCTGGGCGTACCAGCTGTCCACATGGCGCATCATCGCTTCGGGTCGCATCGTGCGCGCGCGCTGCTCGACTACCTCACGCCCTGGGTCGATGGTGACCAGCTGCCACCCCATCCCCCTGTACTCGGCTAGATCCTCTGGGGTGGGTAGCGCGTGGATCAGCCAGACAGTGACCCTCTCCCGGAGGCGCGTTGCCGTGCGTATCGCTGACTTGCGAGCGGCGATGGCGACGTGGCGCACATGGTCGGGGTACTCGTGCGTGGCGTCCGGTTCGGTGGCCATGACTGCGCGTGCGAGGCGGTCCAGGTCGATCGTCACGTCACCGTGCTTCGCGTGCTCTGCCACGTACGTGGATTTGCCGGCCGCCGGTGGGCCGCACACGACGACGACGGATGCCCCGTACCCGGTGCGGACGCGATCCTGGCGCTTGGAGTTGCAGGGCCGGCACGCCGGGCGGTAGTTCTCCAGGGTGTCTTCACCGCCGTGCGCGTGCGGCGTGACGTGATCCTTCGTGGTGGCCACCCCGATGCACCCGGGCAGCTTCAGCCAGCACTGCGTCCCGTAGGTCTCCAGCACCAGCTGAGTCATCCGCTGGGAGGCGCGCCCGCCCCGCTTACTCGTGCTCACTGGCCGGCGTCCCGGCGGGCAGCGCACCAGGCGTGCACGTCTGCCCAGGCGTAGCGCACGTCGCGGCCCACGGTCAGATGCTTAGGCCCGCTGCTGTCTCGGCGCATGTTGCGGAGCTTGCGTTCCCCCTGGGCGCCCAGCTGGAGCCATTCAGCCACCTCGGCGGGCGTGGCCCACACCCGGCGCTCACCGGCGGTCACCGGCTGATACCTTCGTGCGCGTGGACATGATTACGGCCGCCCTGCTGTTCTGGATCGCGCTGGGCTTGCTGGGCGTGATCCTTGGCGCGTTGCTCGCGTTCGTGGTGATCCGTACGGCGATCCTCGGCGCCCTGAAGTCTCACAGTCGCTGGGTCCACAACGGGATGCCCTAGACGGGCCTCGCCGCGTGGGATGACGGCCATGCGTTCGCGGTGGTCTCGGACGGCGAAGTACAGCCAGGTGCCATAGATGAATAGGCCGGCCGGCACGGCCAGCCACAGCGGGATCACGTCGGGATTGGTCATACCGGCATCCGCCCCTCTCCGCGGTCCCAGGCTCTCCAGGCGTCGTCGGTGGCGGTGGGGGTGCCCAGGGCGCGATCCACGAACCCCGCCAGCCGCTCCAGCACGTCGCGGAGGTCGGCGGTTTCAGGGTCGCGGAGCCACGCGTTCCCGTCCTCGGACTGCCGGGCGTGCAGCACGTCGGCCCACCGTTTGGCGTCCAGGGCGGTCTGCGTCGCTTCCTGGCGCTCAATGGCCATGGCGGCATCCCACGCGGCGGCGCTCACGGCAGCATCCCCAGCGATGCGGCAATGAACAGGCCGACTGCGATGCCGACCACGCAGCCGGCGAGAGCGGCGAGGCGGACGAGCGTATCCGCTTCCCTCTCCAGCCTCTCTGTGAGGTTGCGCGGCTGGGCGGCGTGCCGCGGCTGTGAGTGTCGGCGCTGATCGGCGCGCGTCGTCGGGCGGAGCACATCATCGAACGTCATCGGACTTCCCCTGTCGTGGTGTCTACGTGAGCGGTGGGAGCTTCGTGGCACCACTGACAGCGGCCGTGCGCCGCTTTCTCGTGGGCGCCGGTCTTCCAGTTGCCTGGGCACTTCTCAGACGGCCAGACGGGCGCGAAAGCTCGCGCGCGATCACTTGGCTTTGTCTTCGGAACTGTTGTGGTTGGTTGAGTGGATGGTTTGGGTGTCGATTCCGACAGGGGGGCGGGTGTCGCATCCGACACCCCTGGGGTGACGAATCCGACAGGGGGTGTCGCATCCGACACCCCCTCGATTCCGTACTCCGCGAGGCCCTCGATCGGCCGGGTTACGCCCATCTGTCGGCGGGTGCGGTGCTGGCTGGAGCGGTCACAGTCCGGCGGGCATTGCAGGAGCACCTGATAGAGATTGGGGCGGTGCGAGTCGGCCGTCAGGTGCGTCCCACCGCGCTGCACGAGGCGGCGGATTTCGCCCAGCCGCTCCAGCTGCTCGATGGCCTTCTGGACGTTCCGCGGGGTGACGTTGGCGTACCGGGCGAGGGTCTGCACAGACGGCCAGGCGCCGCCGTCGCCGTCGTGGTTAGCTATGCCGAGCATCACCAGCTTTACCGTCCCCCGGGCGCGGGAGTGATTCAGCGCGATGGCGAGGGATTCAACGCTCACGAGGCTGACGCCGTGAATAGATTTCGATGCACAGCGCTAACCCTGTGCACATGTGGATAACCCTGTGAGTATTCAGGTCGGCGTGTCGTGTTTTCTACGCACGGAACCGCTATCCTGAGCGGCATGACGATGATGAACGTGTCCGCGGATACCGTGTCAGCGCGGCTGCGGGCCAGCCGGCTTCTCGCGGGGCTCGATCAAACGCAGATCGCGGTGCGCGTGGGAGTGTCCCGCCCCACCGTGTCGAACTGGGAGCGCGGCATCAGCGAGCCGAACGTGTCGCAGTTCATCGCGTGGGCGCGGGAAACAGGACAGCCCCTCAATCAAATGATTGAAGGGCTCCCAGGTTGGTGCACCCCCTGGGACTTGAACCCAGAACCCACTGATTAA